GGATTTGATGAAGTTATGAATGTTGATGATGGAGCACTTACTGGTAGTAGTTCTGAATATAATACTATTAAAGATAATATTCAATATAAGACTTCCAATAGATGAAAGTAGCAATCATAACCGATACTCATTATGGTGCTAGAAAAGGATCTAAGCATATACATGATTATTTTGAGTTGTTCTATAAAAATGTCTTCTTTCCGTCTTTAGAAGAGCATGGTATAGATACTATCATTCATATGGGTGATATATTTGATAGTCGTAAATCTATCGATTTACAAAGTCTTGAATGGTCTAAAAGAGTTATATTTGAACCATTAAAGAAATACAAGGTATATGCTATTGTAGGTAATCATGATTGTTATTATAAAAATACTAACTTTGTAAATTCTCCAGAGTTATTATTAAAAGATTATCCAAATATAAAATTATATTCTAAAGCAACTGAAATTAAGGTTGATAAGTTAAAAGTATTAATGCTTCCTTGGATCTGTAGTGAAAACTATCAAGAGACAATGGATAAGATTGGTAAATCAAAATCCAAAGTTGCAATGGGTCATTTAGAACTTAATGGATTTACTGCAACTCGTGGCCATAAAATGGAAAATGGTATGGATGTTAATGTCTTTGATAAATTTGAAAAAGTATTTTCTGGACATTTTCATACTCGTTCTAATAATGGAAAAATATTTTATTTGGGTAATCCATATGAGATGTTTTGGAATGATGTGAATGATACTAGAGGATTTCATATCTTTGATACGGACACCCTCACCCATACCCCAATTAACAATCCTTATAAATTATTTTATAATGTATATTATGAAGACACTAATTATAAATTGTTTAATGCTACTGAATATAAAAATAAAATTGTAAAAATTATTGTTCGTAAAAAATCTAAACCAAAAGATTTTGATAAGTTTATTGACAAACTTTATTCTGCAGGTGTCCAAGATTTAAAAATCATTGAGAATTTTGAGATTCATGGAGATGAAGATTTTGAAGTTGATGAAGAGGAAAATACTCTTTCAATTTTGAATCGTTACATTGATGAATCTGAATTTGAATATGATAAAAATATCATTAAAGGTATTTTTCAAGATCTGTACAGACAAGCCTGCGAGGTAGAGTAGTGTATCTTCTTACAATTAAAGATAAAAAAGATGAAGGAGCATATGCAGTTCAGGATAGATTTGGTGATAAGGTATTATTTCTTTTTCAAGGTGAAGATGATGCTGAAAGATATGTATTAATGTTAAATGAGGATGATAAGTATCAAAAAGAAATGGAAGTAATAGAAGTTGATGATGAGCTTGCCATTAAGACATGTATGAGGTATAATTACAAGTATTCCATTATTACACCGAATGATTTTGTGATTCCTCCAAATAATGATAACATTCAAGAAAATTAAATGGAAGAATTTTCTTTCTACAGGTAATCAGTGGACAGAAATAGATTTCTTACAGAATAATACTAACCTGATTATAGGAACCAATGGTTCGGGTAAATCTACTATGTTAGATGCCCTTACCTTTAGTTTATTTAATAAACCATTTCGTAAAATTAATAAATCTCAACTAGTTAATACAACAAACGAAAGAGAATGTGTTGTTGAGATTGAATTTAATGTTAATAGTAGAGAGTATCTTGTAAGAAGAGGAATAAAACCAAATATATTTGATATTGAAGTAAATGGTAATCCACTTCATAGGGAAGCAGATGATCGTGTTAATCAAAAAACTCTTGAATCAAATATTCTAAAAGTAAATTATAAATCTTTTACTCAGATTGTTATTCTAGGTAGTAGTACCTTTGTACCTTTTATGCAATTAGGTACTACTGTTCGTAGAGAAGTTATTGAAGATCTTTTAGATATTAGAATATTCTCTGCAATGAATTCTCTTATTAAAGATAAAGTTCGTATCGAAAAAGAAAAAATTAAATCTTTAGATCTTAAAAAAGAAAATCTAGGTGATAAGATTACCATGCAAAAAGATTTTATTAAAGAACTTGAAGATCAAGGAAGAAATAATATTGAATCTACTAATGATAAGATAAAAACATTACAGATAGAAGTTGATACTCATATAGAACATAATCAACTTAAAGAATCTAGTATATCTGATCTTATAAAGGAACAAGAAGAGGTTTCAGGAGCAGGTGAAAAGTTAGTAAAACTTAATAACCTTAAAGGTAAGATTACTCAAAAAGTATCTACTATTACCAAAGAACATAAGTTTTTCACAGACAATACGGTATGTCCTACTTGTACTCAGGATATAGAAGAAGAGTTTCGTGTAAATAGAATTGCTGACGTTCAAAATAAAGCAAAGGATCTCAAGAAAGGTTTTAAGGAACTGGAAGAGACTATTAAATTGGAACAAGATCGAGAACGTCAGTTTAACAAACTATCTAAGGAGATTATTAAACTCAATAATGGCATTTCTCAAAACAATACTCGTATCTCTGGCTGCCAGCGACAAATCAGAGATCTGGAATCGGAAATTCAGAGATTTACCGACCAACTTGCAAACAGAAATACTGAACATGAGAAGTTAAAAGAGTTTAAAACAAATCTTAAAAACGCATTAGAAGAATTATCCAATATAAAACAAGAGGTTGTGCATTATGATTTTGCATATTCCTTATTGAAGGATGATGGAGTCAAAACTAAGATTATTAAAAAATATCTTCCATTTATAAATCAGCAAGTAAATAGATATTTACAGTTGATGGATTTTTATATTAATTTTACTCTTGATGAAGAGTTTAGTGAGACTGTTAAGTCACCTATCCATGAGGATTTTTCATATTCCTCATTCAGTGAAGGTGAAAAAATGAGAATTGATTTAGCATTACTCTTCACTTGGAGAGAAGTTGCTAGAGTTAAAAATTCTGTAAATACCAATCTTCTTATCCTTGATGAAATATTTGATAGTTCTCTTGATGGTTTTGGTACTGATGAGTTCTTAAAGATTATTAGATTTGTTGTTAAGGATGCAAATGTTTTTGTTATATCCCATAAAGCAGACCTACATGACAAATTTAATAGTGTCACAAGGTTTGATAAAGTTAAGGGATTTAGTCGTATAGTGTCAACACAGCTTGATGAGTAATGACAACACCTAACTGGCAACACAATTCGGGTAAGCCACCGAAACGAAAACTTAAACCACAGGCACTACGTTCTGCAAGAGAAAGGCGTAGACAGTTGATAAAGTGTCTACTAAAGACCTCCGATCCTCGTCGGGGGTCTTATAATGTGTACATACACAAGGAATTCAATGGAAGTAGTAAAGCACGAAATCAAATCTCAATTAGCAAAACTTCTTGCTACTGAAGATCTTATTGTAGAACATAGATCAGTAGAAACTGCTCAGTTTGATGTACGTACTAGAGTACTTACATTACCAAATTGGGAAAAAGCAAGTAATGATGTATATGATGCTTTGGTTGCACATGAAGTAGGACATGCTCTTTATACACCTGATATAGAATGGTTTAAGACATTACAGATTCCTCCATCATTTGTAAACATAGTTGAAGATGTGAGAATTGAGAAATTGATGAAGCGTAAATATGGAGGTATTGCCAAAACCTTCCGTAGAGGGTATAATGAACTTTCAGATAATGATTTCTTTGAAGTAGATGGTAAAGATCTTACTACTCTTAATGTTGCTGATAGGGTTAATCTATACTTTAAGATTGGTGCGTGGATCGATATATCTTTTTCAATTTCTGAAACACCGATTGTCACTTTAATTGCAAATGCCGAAACGTTTGATGACACCTTATCCGCAGCAGAAGCGTTATATAATCTCTGCAAGCAGGAGCTCGAGCGAAAGAGAAAGGAGGAAGATGTCGAAATTGAGCAGAATCTTAGTGCTGATCTTCCAGGCAATGGGGATAATTCTTCTAGCGACAGTAACGATAATGAGTCTACCGTTCCTAACTCTAATAGCGATGCTTCTATGGAAGACGGGACTGGTGATGATGATTGTGATATTAGGGTGGCTTCTGGTGGCACTTCTGTAGAACCAGAAATTGAAACTGCTAGTGCATTAGAAGAAGCTCTTAGAGGTCTTAATAACTTAAAGAATGATAGTGGTGAAAAGAGATATATTGAATTACCAAAAGTTGATTTAAAAAATATTATCATATCCAATGATAGTATTCATAAAAGAATAAATGCTGAGTGGGCAGATCAAATTGAATCTTGGAAAAAAAGATCTTATACCGTAACAGAAAATATATTTGAAGAAGTTGATGAAGATTATGTTAAGTTTAAAAGAAATGCACAAAAAGAGGTCAACTATCTTGTAAAAGAATTTGAGTGTAGGAAATCTGCTAGTGCATATGCTCGTGCTACTACTGCTAGAACTGGGATTCTTGATACTGCAAATCTTCATACCTATAAATTCAATGAAGATCTTTTTAAAAAAGTTACTATAATTCCTGATGGTAAAAATCATGGATTAGTATTTGTTCTTGATTGGTCAGGTTCAATGGCTCCTGTAATGACAGATACTATTAAGCAACTTTATAATTTATTATGGTTCTGCAAAAAGGTTAATATACCCTTTGATGTATATGCCTTTACTGATAGTTATCCTGCTGATGATGGAATACCAAGATATGCATATGAAAGGAAAGAAGGTTTAGCTCTTGTTTCTGATCAATTCTCTATGATGAATATCTTTACTAGTGCTATGAGAGGTAAGGAATTAGAGGAGCAAATGAAAAGTATTTTCCGTATTGCTTGTGCATTTGATCGTAATCGCTGGACACAATATACTATCCCATTAGGAATGCATCTTTCTGGAACTCCATTAAATGAAGCGATTATTTGTCTTCATGAAATAATTCCACAGTTTAAGTCTAAGCATAACCTTGAAAAGGTACAGTGTGTAATTCTTACAGATGGTGAAAGTGCTCCTTTACATTACAGTAGAGAAGTACATAGAGAATGGGATACGGGTGGATATATGGGAGCTAATGTTGTTTCTAGTAAATGTGTTATAAGAAATCGTAAGACAGGACATACTTATTCTTGTGAGAATCTTGGATATTGGGCAGATGTAACAGATCTCTTATTGAAAGATATACGTCAAGAAATACCTGATACAAACTTTATCGGTATAAGATTGATGGGAGCAAGAACTGGTGGAGAATTTATTCGTCGTTATACCAATGGTGAAGTAAGTGATAAAGCAATGAGTGTATGGAAAAAAGAAAAATCAGTTTCTATTAAGGAATCTGGTTATCATACTTATTTTGGATTATCTTCAAATGCACTTGCCAATGAAGATGAGTTTGAGGTTCAACAAGATGCTACAAAGGCACAAATCAAGAGGGCTTTTGTGAAGAGTCTTAAGACTAAGAAAATGAATAAGAAAATACTTGGTGAATTTATAGAGTTGGTCGCTTGAGAAACTGTCCACTAGGGGTCGTATGACCCCTTTTTTATTGCTATACTACGTACATAAATAAATCACTACATTATGACTTTTGAACTTAAGATGACAGAACAGCAAGCAGTTGATGGATTGAGAAGTGCATACGGAACTGAATTCACTGCTGCTGATGTTAAAGCATTTTGTGCTATGAATAACATAGGTTATTCAACAGTAACTAAGAAAATACAAAAATATAAAGTATCTAAAGGTAAGTGGAACCTTGAAGTAACCACACAGGTAGTAGAAAATATTGAGAAGTCTTTTAATGCTCCTGCTGTAGAACCAATTGTAGAACAAAATTTAATACCAGAAAAAGATGGTACATTCGTCAAGTTCGGTCCGTTTACAGACCTTAAAAAAATTATACAAAGTGGGATTTTTTATCCTACTTTTGTCACTGGTCTTTCTGGAAATGGTAAGACCTTCTCTGTAGAGCAAGCATGTGCTCAACTAGGTAGAGAACTTATTCGTGTAAACATTACTATTGAAACAGATGAAGATGATCTTATTGGCGGTTTCCGTCTTGTTGATGGTGCCACAATCTGGCATGACGGACCAGTTATTCAAGCTCTCAACAGAGGAGCTGTCTTGCTCCTTGACGAAATCGACCTTGCCTCAAACAAAATCCTCTGCCTCCAGTCCATCCTTGAGGGTAAAGGAGTTTTCCTTAAAAAGGTCGGAAGATTCGTCCAACCAGCGAAGGGTTTCAACGTCATCGCAACCGCAAACACTAAAGGTAAAGGTTCAGATGATGGACGATTTATTGGAACTAACGTGCTTAATGAAGCCTTCCTTGAGCGATTCCCTGTAACATTTGAACAGGATTATCCAGCACCATCTTCAGAACAAAGGATTCTTATGAATGTTGCTGATAGTATTGGTGTTAATGATTCTAATTTCTGCCAAAGATTAGTAGATTGGGCTGATATTATTCGCAAGACTTTCTATGATGGTGGTGTTGAAGAGATCATTAGTACACGTAGATTGGTACATATTATCCGTGCCTATTCTATCTTTGGTAAAAAAGAAAAAGCAATTCAAGTTTGTGTAAATAGGTTTGATGAAGAAACAAAGCAGTCATTTATGGAGTTGTATGATAAAGTAGATGCTGACTTTGATTTTAACAGAGCAGAAGACAAAGCTTATGAGGAAGGACAATGATTTTCATTAACTTGATTCCACATGGAAACTATCAAGGATTATCTCCTGAAGGACAGATGGTTGCCATCATAGTTGGATTACTATTCTTTGTTATGGGATATGGATTGTATCTTACAATCGGACCAGGAAAAAAGGATTTACGTGATCCTATTGATGAACATGCAAAAATGCATGAACTTGGTATTGCTCATGGACATGGTGGAGACAAAGATGCGTATGTAATCTCTGGTAAACTTGACAAACACACACATAAAGAAGATGAATCTGTGGAAAGAGTATAAAGATGCCTTACATGAATCTATAGATCTCCATAATGGAGTAGGTCATGTATGGGCTCAATGGGAGAGTAAGGGAACTACTCTCCTTGCCAAAACTTATACTAATAAACATCTTATTAAATCAAGAGAAGTTGAGATATGGAGTGATACTTCATGTATTTACAACAACATTCTTTATCCTAAGACTGGATCTAATCTCCCATGTTTTGGTATGGATCTAATGGCATTTAATGAGAATAGAGTTATTGTTGTATTTGATTTTCAACATCCAGTAGAAAATTATCTTTTTTCTATAGAAGGATTACCAAAGGCAGAAAAAGACTATAGATTTTTTGAAATGGGTAATCATTTTTCTGAGAATATCTTTGTAAGGTATTGTAAGATGGAAGAAGTAAATGCTTATCTATCTACTTTCAAAGAATACTTGACTAACTTTAAATTTATGTTAGAATTAGAAAAACCCACTGGTACAGATACTAGTGAATATAAAGACTTTGATGCTTATATGACCAAGCTTGATCCAGTAGGTGGATATCTTAAAGGTAAGTTTGGGAAAGAAAAAGCAGAGAGTCTAGTAAACGATTTCTTATTTGAATATGGTTAATGCATGGAGTCTAGCAGCATCCATATTAGATGGAACATTTGATGAGGATTATCCTATGATTAATAAAGAAGAACATTCTGATGCTTGGTATGATTACAATCGTAATGATCCAGATAGAGAAAATCCTTTCACTGATCCAGAAGATCGGGCTAGGGCAGAAAAAGTAGTTGGTAAAGGTAATACTGCATCTGAGTATCCATCAGAATTTACAACACTTTCTGATAATGATGATCAAATTGCACATCATGTTGGTTTAAACTATGAAGAGTTAAATCTAAATATACATGCAAATTCACCATACAATGATGGGTGGACACAACAAGCAGCAAAGGAGGAACTTGCAAAAATGACAGACAGTAGAAACAAGTATCATGAGAAAGAAATTTTGAAAGATGTTGAAGATTATGTTTCAGGTACTTACAATGGACATTATACTGGTACAAAACATGAGTATCGTAATGTTCAGACAATAGACTTGATGGCATCTAGGGATCTTGCATCTGATTTCTGTCAGGCAAATATCTTAAAGTATGGTAGTCGCTATGGTAGTAAAGATGGAAAGAATAAGAAGGACTTGATGAAAGTGATACATTATGCTATGCTATTACTACATTTTGATGAACACTACGGTAAACCATC